AAGGATGCCTTAACCTCTTCTAAAGAAACAGGTTCAGTTGTCGGCTGAGTCGTTACTTTGCTTTTCAACTTTAGTCTCTTTCTTTGGTGTTCTAGCTTTAGTCTCTCTTGCGAAAAACTTATGCTTAATCATACGTTCAGCGTCAGCATCAGGAAGGTCAACGACCTCCCCTTTGCTTGCTTTTAGAGTGACGTACCCATTCAATGAATACGCCACATCCTCTAAGGCTTTAACCTTCATTAGTTACCAGATACAGGGCTCAAGTGAGCACAACCTAGTTTGAAAGCGGCAGATACATCACCTGTGGTTGTGTGAGTGAATACTGCTCTCACATAACGCTTGCTTCCAATGTATCCAAGAGTTCTGACAACGTTAGTTGTATCAACTGCAACGTCTTGAGTTCCGATAACATCAGCGGCAGCCGCATCAGTGTAACCAGAGCCAGAAGTGTCAGTTTCTTGGATTTTGATAGTGCCAACGAAAGTTCCGTCACCATAAGCGAACAATGTGCAAGAATCAAAGTCTTTTAAATCAACTTCTGATCCATTTACATCAGCGGCAGCGGCTTGCGGAGCAACACTGCCTTCGAATTTAGAATTATTTTTTCCGTCTTTCAACATCTTTCTATTCTCCTAGATTATGCTTGTTTTAAGTATTTGATTGAGTCGAAAGATTTGAAGCCGCCACCAACGCGCTTACGCATGTGGTAAACAGTTCTGCCATTCACCGCTTGAGTGTATGGGTCTTTCAAAGTAGACATACCAGCACGATCAACGATTTGGTAACAGTCACGGAAGTCAGCAAGAACAACACTCAAAGCACCAGTTGCGATGTCTGGCATATCTTCGAAGATGATAGTTCTTTGACCTAACAACATATCAGCTTCACCAGCTTGATAAGAAGGTTGCCAGATGTAGTTGCCTTGACCATCTTTAAGCTTACGGATAGCCGCTTCAGTGTTGCGGTTATAAGCAAAGTAAGCGTTTCCTCTGTATCCAGATTTCAAGAAACCTCTAAGAGTTACAAGCTCATCTGTGGCGATAGCAGTAGCAGAAGCGGCAGTTAAAGTGCCAACTTGTCCACGAGTGTAATCACCTTGGTTAGAACCTTTTTGAGTTGCAGTCAAAAGACCTTCAGGCTGAAGAGGTCCGTTTCCAGATACGAAAGCAGTAGCTTCAACGCGGCCGAACTTGTCAGCAACATTACCAGAAGCCCAAGACTCAATGTTCCAAGAGCTGTCTTCAAGTAGTCTGTCAGATACTACGAAACGAGCATACATCTCACGAACTGGGATTCTAAACTCACCCAAGTCAGCGGTAGAAGTTTCAGAACGAGTATCAATCTCGCCAACCCAACCAGCGCCAAACTCATTGTCATCATGGTAACCGACATACTCGTTAGTCCCGATAGTGATTTGAGAAGCTACGGAACGAACTGGAGAAGTATCAAACAATCTCTTTTCAATCGCGCCATAGTAAGGGTTTACAGTGTAACCGCCTTGTGGGTCGATGTTAGACTGAAGAGCTTTCTTTTCAGACTCAGAAAGGTCAATGCTCTCAACATTTTGAGGCATACCTTTGGCCATCCATTTCTGCATGCCGCTTTGAAAAGCTTTGGCGTCTGTGCCTTCGTTTTCTAGTTGGTCTGCCAAAGTTTGGCCGCCCATTCTTTTAACGTAAGCTTGAGTCTCTTCAATAGTTTTTTTCATTTCAAGAGCTTGGTTCATGCTCTCGTTCATTTTTTCAAGCTTCTCTTTTAATTCAGCTTGGCCTGCTTCACCAGATGCAATCTTAGCGTCTAAAGCATCTTGTGTCTTTTTAAATTCTTCGAACGCACCACCTACTTTGGCGATTTGTTCGTTAATTTGATTGAGTTCCGAACTCATTGGATTAACCTCAAATATTGGGAAAATGATTATTTAGGGATTCGAGAACGCCTGACAAATCTAACTGGGAATCGCTCCCAGTAGCTTCCTCGTCGCCTTTGGCATCACACTCAAGGGCTCCGTATCCACTAGCAATAAATGCCTGCGCTTGTCGTTTGGAAAGCCCTGAATCCCTCAAGATTTTCTCAACATCTCTTTTAGATAGTAATTTACCATCCTCATCAGTCATACTTTTAACCCCTGTCACTGAAGCTTGGGGATTCATTGCCCAAGGTGCAATAGACACCTCAAACAAATCAATCTCTTTCAAACTGCGGATAATACCGCCATCCATATTCTCTTGAATAGCTTTCTCTATAACTCTGTAGCCGATAGATAAGCCCTTGACACTATTAGACTTTAGAACGTTGTAAGCTTGTTTGGCTCGCTCAATAGCACTCTCACCATTGACCCAGAGTTTTCCCTCAACATAAAGCCCCTTTTCGTCCTCTTCCATTTTAGTCCATTCTCCAATGATTTCCTCACTGTTATGATACCAAAGAAGTTGTGGGAGTTGGCCGTCAGACTTCCACTTAGCCAGAGACTTAGAGAAAGCGCCATGTTCTACAACATCACCGCCAAGGTCTACATTGCCGAACATCGAACCATAACCTGAAAACGAGCCCCTCATCGAGGTGTCGTCTTCCATCTTAATGTCTTTGAAGGATAGTTGTTTTCTTTCCATGATGCTATTATTTCTTCACTAGGTCAATCGTCAATTCGGTTCGTACCAGTCTAAGTTTATGTGAGCCCTTATGCTTGAGTCCCTAGAGGTTAGCCTAAAGACATATTTTGTTGATGCACTTAAAACAATTTCCTTTCCAAAATCAACAGAGCCTCCAGACTTATGACCCGAAGAAATAAAGTCTTTAACAATAACTGTTCCGTCTGCAGTCGTCGTTACATCAGTTGACATGCTATTTGATGACCCTGTGTTGTCGATAACGCCTGAATTAGTAGAACTGTCCCTATTCTTGTTATAAACGGGGATGACTGTTCCTGTTGCAGATGTTACAGTTGGGGCTTCTAAAACTTCAAAGTCAAAAGCTCCGCTCCCGTGAATGTCAAAAACAATATGAGGAGCATTAGAGGCAGGGGTTTCAAAATAGGCATTTATTGAACTGCCATTAGTTAAAGAGCTTGAGTTATGATGAGCCATAAAAGACCGACCAAGATGAATGTTTTCATGAAAAGTCGCTATGACTGTCAGAGTTCCTTGGAGCTCAGATATAACACTGTCTAGCTTCGTATTTGTGTCTGCATGTAGCCCCTCAAGGCCATCAGTGTTGGCATCTATCTCATCAAGTGCAGTTTGTTGCGCATCTTGCTTTGCCTTTACTTCGTCAAGCTTGGTGTTAGTTGAAGTCTGCAAGCTTTCTAGGTTGTCAGTATTTCCATCAATAGCCGTTAGCGATGTTTGCAATCCATCAAGCTTGGTATTAGATGAAGTGATTAAGCCTTCCAACCCATCTGTGTAAGACTCAATATTTGCTAGGCTTCCATTGGTTGTCCCTAGTAGCGTCTCAAGGTTATCAGTGTTGGCGTCAATCGCATCAAGCTTTAACTCCATTGAGTCCAAGTTGGCGTTGACTGTGTCAAGCTTGGTATTAGTTGAAGTCTGAAGAGTTTCTAGGTTATCAGTGTTAGCGTCTATAGCGTTCAGCGTTACTTGTTGAGCGTCCTGCTTTGCCTCAATCTGGTCTGTGTTCGCATCTATAGAATCAAGAACAGCCTTAATCAAGTCAAGTTTAGCCTCAACCTCGTCAGTGTTGCCGTCAATGGAATCAAGAACAGTCTTGATTGAGTCAAGCTTGGGCTCTATCTCATCAACGTGACCTATGATTGTGTCAAGCTTTGCCTCTACCTCATCGGTGTTAGTGTCGATATTGTTTAATAAGGTCTGGACCTGTTCGCGCCAAGTAACAACATCAAATTGAGTATCGTCGCTCTTTAGTTCAACCCCTGACCCTGCTAAATGTTGGTCACGCTTAGATTGTGGGACGTTGCTCAACCTCTAATTACATCCTGTGTAAAGATAATGTCGCCTGTCCCTAGTGGGATTTCTCTGTATTGAGTATCTCCCGCAAACTGAATGCCTAACCCAATAAAATAAGTTGGCCCAACCGATATAGAAGAGAAGTCATTAATTCTAGCGGTTATCACGTTACCAGACACAGATAAATCCGCGCCTTCTGTTATATTGTATTCTGCATCTACATCAGCCGCCAACTTATCACTTTTAAGCATAAAAATCAAAGCTGTTCTGTCTGCTATGTCTAAGCTGTTCACGCTCAGGAAGTTGGACACGTCTATTGAAATGTCCTTCTTCGTTCGTCCATATGTAAGGCTTAGAGGCATAGTTCAGATTCGTCGTCTGTGATTGAAATAGTTGAATCGTTTGAATCAATGGAGATTGTAGCGTCATCGGAACTTGTGGAAAGTGCTGAATCATCACTTGATATAGAAATAGAAGCCTCATCATCAGCGATTGAAAGCAAAGCATCTTCGCTGTAATTGTCTATAAAGACAGAAACCCCATTGCCTGTAATTGCCTTCAAGTGGTTCTCTGCCGTATCTATCGGCAACCCACTGAGCCCAACAATTATTTCTTCAGCGGTCATGATAAGGTCTTGGCCCAAACTGCGTCAGCGTTATCCGTTGCACTCGGAACGCTTGCGGGTAAATTATCCACGCTTGTTTGACTTGCTCTAGTTGAAACAGCAACATCTAGGTTTGTGTCTATAGTGTTTTTAATATCCGTAATATCATCAGCGTTTCCAATATAAACAGGCTCATAATCAACCTGAATAGAGTTTGAGCTTGTAGAAATAATCGTTGTTCCATCTGACCGATACATTCTGCCACCAACCAAAAGCAAAGGGCTCACTTTGACATTATCAAGTTTTAAATCGCACATAGAAACCACAATTTTCACTGAGTTCAAAGATTCCCAATCAATACAGCCAAAGAAATCACGAATGCCCTGCTCAGTAGTTTCGAAATAAGCTTCCCAGCAAGCCAGCCTTTGTATTTCTGTCGTATTATCAGCGTCATTAATATCAACTTCAATATTGCCAGAATCAAAGCTAAACTCGGTTATCGTGGAGCCATCAACCCCATAAGCGTTATAAATTTCATGATCGACCTGAGAATTAACAAAGGATAATCCCGAAGCTGTCACGACTCCAGTTGTTTCAAGCTCTGATTTTGCCGTGACTCCGCTTGTGTAAGTAGCCCTTAAACGGATTGTATCTCCATCGTCTACCGCTGCCCCTGCCAAGTTCACAGTATATGAGTAAGAGCCGCTCACGACCGAATTATCAAGCTCTGCACCCTTTGTGACGTTATATAATTGAACCCTAGAGCCTGTTAAAATATTAGGAGCGGTTATATCCACAGGTGAAGCTAAGGTAATATTTGGGCCAGTGTTTGTTGTTACAGTTGCACCATTAGTTAAATTTAATGTTACATTTCCTCCACTAGAGTTAGTTACTTCATTTAAAGTCCCCCCATCAATACTATAAGTTCCTGCTGTGTCAAAGTCTAGTGTGCCATTCCAAGTTACGTTGGTTAGAGTGTCTTCGGTTGAACTGTAAAGCCCATTGCAGTCAAAGGTTCCACCGTTTAAGGCAGTAGCCCCTTGGATTGTTACGGTGCTGCTTCCAGCGGTAGTTGCCCCTCCACTGTAAGTGTTGACTTTTACAGTAGCAACCGTTCCGGTTAAGTCTCTAACACTAAGTGCTGCTGAGTCTAAAACTAAACTTGTGGCAGTATTATCTAAACTAACTTGATTTCTTGCCCTACCAACAATAGTTTCTGTTTCACCTAAATAATTATCATATAATTCTGATTTAAAAGCGTCATAAATCTTTTGTGCTGTTTCTAATTCTGTGTAAGCATCAACAGTAGCTTTAGTAGTTTCACTTATATTTGAATCAATAATTAGCGTAGCTAAATAATCCACACCCCCATTGCCCAATAATGCTATAGGATTACTATTTATTAAATAATTATAATCTATTATATTTATATCAAAAACATCATCATTACCGTTATTTTTACTTCTATAGTCATATTTATTATCTCCTACATCAGGAGTTCCAGCTGGAGAACCTGTGTCTCTAACAACTGCCATAGTTAAAACATTTATCTCGGCATAAACTCCTCCAACTCCTGCTGAAGCAGAATAAACTCTATCATTTGTAAAGTTAGTAGTATAAAATGGGTCATTCTTCCTATCTCCGTTATCAAAGTCTGTAAAATAAACTTTTGATGTAGATATTCCAGTACCTGTAGAATCTGAAGTTTGAATCCTTAAATCTGAAGTTACAGTATAAATTCCCCTATTACTACTACTTGAACCACTAAGTCCCACAAATGATAAATTTGAACCTAATGAGGGATTTCTAAATTCTGCTCTTTTTTGTTGCCAAAATAATGAATCTGATTCTGAACCTCCTCCCGCAACATAATTTTCAATCAAATAATTTACAGACGAGGAACTACCTGATGGAGAGAAGGCAGATTTCTTGTGAATCGGTTGATATCCTTGAAATGTAATCCACTCTCCTATGAAAGCAAGCCAGTCCTGTGTATCTACCGCACCAATATCAACAAAGCCGTTCTGAGTATAATTATCGGTCTCCATACGAACTTGCCCCTGGGCAGCTCCACCATCCTGAGTACGCAGAAACACGCATTGCTTAGAGAAGACATTGACAGTCGAACCACTCCTATACTTTAAAGATCCACCTCCTGAGAAAATGATACCACCATACCAATTTAATGTACTGCCATTTAACGCCTCTACAATGTCTAATGAGTTATAGCTCCCATTATTTGTAGAGTGAATTGCAGTTCCATAGGGGTACCTTATTACACTATTCTCAGTGATCTCTTGCCCTATGTTGAATACTGCACCTGAATTTATTTGAATGAGGTTTCCGCTTGATGCCTCCAAAATAATCTCTTCATTCTCAGGGCTCATTGTAAGAGTCCCATCTATCTCTAATCTCGTTGATGAATCGAATACATAGATATTCCTAGCATTAGCCCCAGTCCCGCTCTGCTGGTCAGTGATTCCTGTTAAGCCACTTAAACCAGATAAGTCTGTATCCGTTCCGCTTTGTGTGATGACGCCTGCTGAATAGGAGAAACTCATTATGCTTTTTCATACCTCACACGACAGCGGCAATTGATGCGATTCCCAGCACTCAAGCCCCTGAATCTTGGATAAGGACATTCTTCACCACCAACCCTAAAGTTTTCTCTAGCGTCTACTGTCTGACCTTCCGCAAACTGGTGAGGGTCACGCACTTTAGAATCTCGCCTAGTTACCCAGACCTTCATAGCAGAGCCTTTTAAGATTCTCTTGTTTACATCGTCGTTCGCTTCAGCTGTAACGCTTCCAATTTCTGTCTCACTGATTAACTGAGAGCGCCTAGAGTTTGTCTTTCTCAGGTCTTTACGAATAGCCTTTTGCTTGTCTTGGTGACTTATATCTTGATCATCAATCTTTTTAACCCTGTTATAAGTCCCATTCATGACCTGCTTTGCGGCAATCTTAGCTTGCTTCTTGTAGTTATCCTCTAAGCCCTTTCGTATCAACTCAACTTGTTCAGCCTCTTTAGGGTTCTGCTTTTTGAGCAATCGAATAGACTCTTTGATAGTCTTGTCGTAAGTGTTTAACAGAACCTGCTCTAGCTTCTTGGACCCTTCCTCAACAGATATATTCCTAACGCGCTCAAGACCGCCAATTTGATAATCGCGTAAAATATTACGAGCAAATTCATTCATGTCCTTTCGAATCTTTGGCATCGACCAACGCTCTAGCCTTTTCTCAAGGGCATCGAATTGAGCAAACTCGCGCCCTTGCTTTGCACGACTAAAGCTCGCTTTCGTCTGCATCTTGCCTCAACTCGAAAGCCCTTTGGTATGCGTCTTTGTAGTCCAAGCCCTCAAGCTTCATTAAAGCTTTGGCCGCTTGTTGCAGGGTCTGGTCTTCTTCGTCTAGAAAATCCGCGCCCAGTGGTATATCATTCGGTTGAATGAAGAGAGTCGAGGCTTCATCTTCGTCCATTTCCTCATAGCTTAACAGTTCCCTTTTCTCGTTAATAGTTAATACAGAAGTTTCTAATAGTTCTCGCCTCTTTTCCCTTCTCAAAGGTTCAAGGGCTTCAATGCTTTCTTTGTTGTAGCATATCTTCACATTGTCCCCGAACTCAGGAGCAAGCCAACGATTGAGTTCATTCACGTAAAGGTCCAGCTTAGGCAATACCGCTTGAAGCCAGAACGCAAGTTTAGCCTCTTCATAGTTAGCATATGTTTGAGAGCCTTCAATGCCTAATAGCTGAGTAGGAACCCTGAATACAGAAGCGATTTCTTGAGCTAGCATTTTGGTCCCTTGAAGCCAATCCATATCCTGTGGGCTCATTGCCATTTGTTGCCATTTCAGTCCACCGCCTAAGAGCATTATATCCCTTGCGTTTTCAGTTCCTTGTTGCCCTTCTTTCAAACTGCGC